AGTGGGTCACAACGATGCTGAGAAAGATACGAGTTGACCTGAAACATTTGAAAGGGCTCGTTTAATCCTTGGATTCACGAACACGAAATGACACAAAAAGACAGGCGCGAATACATGCGCGAATACCGCAAAACTCACCTTAGCTACTTTAAAGCTTATATGCGCGGCTATAAGCGTCATAGAAGCGAACGTGAGCTCGAGCACACGCGCGAATACAAGCAAACATCGCAGTATCGCACCTACAATAAGGAATATCTCAAGAAATGGAAAGCGCAGAACCCAGAGAAACAGCGTTTATATAAGCATGAGAGGCGCGCCCGTCTTGCTGGAAATGGCGGAACGTACACAGTTGACGAAATAATTGACCTTTTTTACGACCAAGCTGGCTATTGCTACTACTGTGGAACCCCACTTTATTCGTCGAAAGATGGAAGATTCCATGCGGACCATAAAGTTCCGGTTTCAAGAGGCGGCGACAACTTCATCTCGAATATAGCCCTTGCCTGCTCGAAATGTAATCTGACGAAGAATAACAAAACCGAGGAGGAATTTTTAGCGACATTGACTTAGAATTTACCTACCCTCCAAAAAGGCGGTAGGCGGAGAAAATTTGGAGGTAAAAACGTATGGCAACCAAAGGAGTATTCTTTTTAGACCGGAATAGGCATCTTGTTCCTGTTTCGTGGCTTATATATGACGACACCGATGGCGACGTGGGCGTTGTTGATTCATATATCGACACTGACCAGCTCGCCAACGGCTCGGTGACGCGAGAGAAGATCGCGGCAAAGACAATCACACACACGGAAATCTCTGACACTGCAGGGATTCTCGGACCGCAACTCGCGGCAGCCGCAGGCATCTTAGGAGCTCAACTTGATAACAACGCCCAGATCGCGGGATCACAGCTCAGGGCCAACGCGGAACTCGAGCCGTCGCAACTCGGCAGGCTCAACGTGCAATGCGGTGAGGGATTCATTACCTACAACGACGGCAAGACCGCGCACACGATCATCGATATCCCTGCCGGATCACTCGTAACCGGCATCCTGGCCCACTGTAACGGCTCATTTGACGGCACCGCTTTGACTGTCGAGGTAGGCGACGAGGATGATCCTGACGGATTCCTGCCAGCAGCCAACGTAGGCATCGTAAACGGCAACACTTCAGGCGATGACCCTGCGATGCGGGGGGCATACCTCTGGGCGGCTGGAACCCAGGGCGGCGACGAAGGCGTAACCGCTTGGGGGCGACAGCTTGTCAAGTATTACCCGACTGAGAAACACGTTCAGTCAACGCTCAGCTACACCGGAGCATCGAAAGGAACAACCGGCGGCATAACCGTATGGATATTTTACGTGAGGCTCGCGTGAGGTGATCTGAAATGCCACAAAGAACCATAATCTACGGCATTATCAATGAAGGCAAAGTTGACGAGGATCATCCACCCATCAACGTCGATTCAAACGGCAACATCGGCATACAGCAGCAGATTGACATAGCCAGCTTCGTGCCGCCCACACCCGTCACCGCGACCATAGCCCAGAACGGCACGCTCTCCGGAGCCGTCGATATCGGCAACATGCAAAATATCGGCCTCATAATGCCGGCAGTCTGGACTGCAGCGCATATCACCTTTCAGGTGAGCAACGCTCTAGCAGGCGCCTACTCAGAGCTTGTCGATGCGACAGGAACCGAGGTTAACATAACAGTCTCAGCTGGCGTGGCCTACACGCTTTCAGCTGCCGCTTCGCAGCTTCTCGCACCCTGGCGGTTCATAAAGATTCAGTCAGGAGCAACCGGAGCGACTGTCGCGCAGGTAGCGGCAAGGAACATCGTGATCGTAGGGAAGTGAGCAGTTGACCCTCTATAGTGCAACGTGGGTTAAGACCGACCCGAGAGCAATGCTACGTCACGGAGACGCGGCAGCTAACTTTAGCCATCCTGGCGACTTTAGCGCAGTTGATCCGTGGAAAAGTCTCCGGCGCTGCAACGTTGCTGACGACGGTAGCATCCTCGCGTATTACGGTGATAACGACTACGATGACACCGGCGGCAACGGCCAGGTATGCAACTATCTGAAGAAGTTTTACTCTGCCGTCTCAGCGGATGAGTCAAATAACATAACCTATTCTATCAGCGACAGCCCCGACGATGTTGACGTTAACGAAGTAGCGGTCGCAGTTAATCCTGCGTTTATCTATGGGTCAACCAATACGCCGTCTGATCCAAAGACGGTGGACTATATTTTGGTCGGAGCATTCCCGGCAAGCGCCTCGTTGACGTATCCGACAATGCTTGAGTCAAAAGCGAGCACACTGGTCGCGCCGGTGAGGCCGTTCAACTCTTCTGCGGTCAATTTGGCGATCTGTGCGCGTGCGCGAAACCCTGCCTTGGGGGTACCGTTCAATTTTTTGACAAGAAACCAGGCGAACGGTTCAGAAGATGGCACAGTCGCGCCTGACTTCCAGGCCTCGAACGGCGCGATAGTTGAATCGTCAACGCTTACCGCTGCAGGCTGGCCCATAGAAGGAAGTCGTTCCCTTAAAGTAACAAACCCCGCGACGTTTGGTAGCTCAGGTCCCGCATGTCTTATAAGGGGCGCCACTGACGTTGTGCTTCCAGGGCCGAACCTGACATACACATTTAGCTTCTGGGCTTATGCCCCTGACAATGATGGGATGAACTACTGGATGGCGTTCGTTGAAGGTGATCCAACTTTAGGCTTCCTGAACTTTTACGAGACGCTCGTTTCGCTCTCCTCTACACCGACGAGATATGCGTTTACCACGCCGTTCGTTTCGTCAGGCACGACTGCATATCTAATGGTGGGAACGTGGGACAAGACAGCGAACGCAGCCGTCTATTTCGATGAGCTTCAATTCGAGCAATTCCCTGCCGGATACACCTACCCCTCAAGCCTGCCCCCAGGCTATACCAACATTGACCCGGGCGGTGCGCCGTCAGCGTGGGCGTTGCCCCCCTCGCGTCCAGCAAAAGGATGGGGGATGCTCACATACAGAGCGCACGCGGCGACGCAACTGCTCTGGACTGTCGAGAACGCGAACTTCCTTCCCTGGCAGGTTCCCGGGATGAACTCAGGACTCATCGCCACTGCCTTGTCGTCGAATCCCGCTCCGACGCTGCCTGCTTATAATGGCTACACCGGAAGCTACGGCGTACAGATGGGTAACCTCTCAGGCTGTTACTTCCCACCAAGCGGAACGTTCGCCGAGATGTATGGCGATTCCGCGCTTCCCACGCCAGAGAACCGAGGGACGCCTTGCGTTCCGTGTTATCGCGGCTTCGAGTTGCCGTGGGGAAACTTACAGTTAGCCGTTGAAGGCGTAGCGACCGACGTGAGCGACGGCAACATGCGGCTGCTTATCGCTGACGATCTCTATGATTGGTCATTCGCCAACTATGCTGATGCAGGAATAGACCTCGGGACGCTTGCCGACCTTCAATCTCACGGCCAGATCGACGATTTTGTGGTCGGAACAGCCACTGTTGGCGGCGTGAAACAGAACTGGTTCTTTTTGGCACGCAACCCCACCGAAAGCGGCGGAGTTAGGCAGCAGATGTACATTCCTTACTCCACCGAGAACACGTATCCAAGTCCGGTTTATGTTGGTGGCCACTTTTTATGGGCGCACCATATGTTCAGCTATACATTGGGCTACGGGATGAGTAACGAATTTGGGACGCGAATACAGTTCACGCCGGAGGGAGTATGACGAAAATATTGCCTACATATCCGAATAAGCGTGTCAACGGTGCATCGGTGGGATATACTCAGAACTGTCCTTTGTGGCCGTGGGTGACACACATCTTGCCTACGGACGGCTCTGGATATATTTATCCACTGAACCCCTATCCGTCCGGCCCTGATGACAAGGCGACCATAGCATCGGGAGCAAGCAACGACCTGCAATACATCATAGATCACGGCTGGGACTACCTAATCCTTCTCGATCCTGTCTCATGTTACAATTATCAGGCAGACTATAATATGGAGACGCATCCGCTGACCGGCGAATACGGGCCAGGAAACACAAGGCTTGATGATTGGATTGCGACCTACGTCGATTTCTTCAACGCTCATGGAATAAAATGGTGGTGCGAGATCGATATTCAGATGGCGGCCGGTTCAGGCTACGTGATCGGTTCGCCGCCGGTAATGACCGGGCTTGACGTTGCGATAGATTGGAATATGCCACCCACTTATAAGACGTGGTACGCCCCTGGCGCGGGCTACCCAACCTCGTATGAGGACATGCTTGGTCCGGCAATAGACCGCATTGAGCAGGAGAGTGGCCTTCAAGGCTACACGTTTGAGTCGGCGTTTCAAAACGGCGTGCAATGGCTTCGTGACAAGACTGACCATTGCATCTCGCAGAAAGATTGGTGCGCCTACACCAATGAAACAGGCGGTATCTCCAACGTCAATGTTCTGCAAGGAACTGACGCGAATGGAAATCCGGTCGTAGCTACGCAGGCAGAGCGCATTGCATTGCTTGACGAGATCGTTTTTGAATATTTTGAAAACGCCTATCAGACCTCGATGATCGAGTTTATTCAGCTCGCGCAAGGAGCTGGAAAAAAGGTCATGATGAACATCGACGTCGTGGGCGACAACATTAACGCCGCTCTTGAGGACATCGGCGATTGGAACGATCATTTCTGGGGCGATCCGGGAGTCGGACAGCCGAACAACCGAGCCTGGTATGAGCATGTTTACTTCCTGCAGCGTAGTGGCCAGCTATGTCAGCAACTTGGGCCGTTCGATGGCATAATATGGAACGGCTACGATAGTATTTGGCCTCTCGATGATGCACCGGACCTAGGATATCACTTGAAGTTCTGCGATACGATGCGGCCTTGGTTAGCTATGCAAGCAGCTACGCTGAAGGTCCCGATTGATGGCACAACCCCTAACGAACTCAATTTTATTATCGCGGCTAACCAAACGCCAGCCCAAATCGCCATTCAGTTCTATGACTACCAAGGGAACCTAACGTATCTTCCTGAAGCGACAATGACATGGACGGTTTCAAATATCACAAAGTCCACGTCCGACAATACGATCTATAACGCTCACCCGATGTTCTCGCAGCAGACTATTACGTGGCCGCTCATGGGCTGGCAAGGGAGCTTGGACACCGCATCACCTAGTTACATCATAAGGCTGCTCCCTGAAGAGATCGCAACGATACGAGGTGAATGGTCGCACACATTGAATGTGACGGTGCGAAGCCCCGCAACTGGCGAACTTGTGACGCGCACGTATCGGGGGATTGTCCGCGTTCCAAGCACCGCAGCTAAGCCGGTTCCCACCACGACGCTGCGAAGCATCGTGTATGACAAAGTTACCCTTCAGCGATCAGGAGGTAGAGGATGGACGTAACAACACTCATTCAACAAGGAGAAAAATGCGACATAGACATTGATGAGCAGGCCTCGAGATTGGTCCGTGTCATCTGCACAAACGATGACGATTCGCTTATGGACATCACCGATGGGACTGTGGTTTGGGTTGCCAGCTTCAATGGCCAGCAGCAGATCAAGAAAGACACGGCAACAATGATGATCATGCTCGACCCGCAAACCTCGACCACGCTGAGCGAAGCAGCTGCCGCAGCCCAGAACGTTCTCGCGGTGGACGCGGTGAAGGACTTCGGGGCTGACGGATGGGGTCGGCCAATAGCTGACCTGGCGGTCGGCGACATCTTAACAATTACCAACGCCTCGACGTTTGAATACGGAACGATAGCCAGCATCGATGCAACAGCCAAAACAATCACGCTGGTTAACAGCCTGACGAACAGCTATTCGCAAAGCGATGCAGTTGCCAAGATAGTCTCATCGTTCACGTTCGCGCTGCTTCCAGGTGACACGATTCTGCCAGCCACAAAGGTCTATGGCACCGCGATAATCTGGCAGCACATGGCGCTGGTAACATTTGCAGGAGCAATGTCTCCTGAGAACATCAACGCGGTTTCGACGACGGTCGTCGGCATACGCGGCAGAATGTTCATCCTACCGATTCTGGACATGAGCTGATGACAGAGCAAGAGAAGAACGTAATCGCCGAAAAGGAAGCACAGCAGCAGGACCTCGCCGCATTGATAAAGGAGCTTCCCGTTGGCGGGAACATCGGAACGGCGGCGTATCCGCCGGAGGTGACGGTCCGGAACAACATCGTGCCGCCGCTCGAAGAGCTGCGGAACTGCACGACATGCCATTATGGGCGTCCACTGCCTGCAGACGCGATGAGTCCCGATGACTACCATTATCACTGCTCGCAGATGGTCGGCGGCGGCCACCAGCACGTCGGTATTGGGCTGAAGCACTACGACAACGAATGTGAAACGTTTCTTAGAAAAAGGAGTGATTTAGTATGACCTCAGCGGTATTCGACAATTTTCCGGTGAAGTATCTCACCGGATTAGTGAATATCCAAGCCAACAGCACCTCGACGTTCTGCGTGCTTGGAACCACGGCGCCAACGAAGGCGTCCTGGGCGACCTACAACGACATCAAATGGGCTGCATCCTCGCCTTACGAGATCGCAGTCGTGAACGGCTACGCCCTTGGTGGCAGCGGCATCGCAACAGCGGTCCCGACAGTCAACGCGGCGGTCGTCGGCATCAAGTCAACGGGAGCAACCGTATTCACGACCAACTCAACGATCACGGCAAGCATGTCGATTGCACAATATGCGGCATCTTCATCCACGACCACATCAAACCCATTGATGGGATATCTCGACATAGGAGCTCAATCTGTTACGAACGGCACTTTGACATTAACGTGGAACGCAGCCGGCATCTTCACGATGACCGTAGGCGCAGCCGGCTAAATTAAAGAAGAGCGGATGACATCAGCTCCGCGTGTCAACGCTCATCGCTCCTTTTTTAGCGGGGGCTGTCGATGACCTTTTATTCTTACACCGGCACGTTCACGAGCCCTCTTAACACCACTGGCAACCAAACGGTCACGATGGCAGGGCAGTCGTTTACACCGTCAGTGATTATTTTTTGGGCGAGCTCATCGACTTCTGCTAATGGATTCCAATCGGGCGGCTCCAATTATCCTCAGTTCAGCTTTGGGATAGCAACGGGAACGGCGGCTGGCGATTATTATTACGCTTCTGTTTACAACCAAAATAATGAAACAAGCCACACTAACGCGGCTGGTATATCCGATACAGCAGCAATAGGCTTTTCCAGTTACGGTGAGACTGTTGTATCCGAAGCCACGTTGAACAGCGTTGGCGCCGGTTCTTTTGTTATGAACTGGACCACTTGCGGTTCCATTCAATATACTATTCATTATCTTGCTCTTGGCGGCACCGACATCACGGGCGCGCAGGTATGCACATTTACAGCGCCGACTGATGGGACGGGGAACCACACGCCCACGTTGAGCCCGTCTATAGGATTTACGCCAAATTTGGTTCTCTTTGTATCGAACGGCCAGCCGAACGTCGCCAACCCAACCGGTTTCGGAGGCACACAAATCCCAATGAGTATAGGGGCGATGGATAGCTACGGCAATCAATGGTCCCTTTATAATTGGATGAACGGCGGCATGACGAGCACCTTAGCCGCAAACTGTGATTGTCAGCAAGTCACCGACCACTGTATCAGTGATTTATATGCTACTAATGCGGTCGTCTCATCAGCAAAGTTCGTTTCAATGAACAGTGGCGGGTTCACGATTAATTGGGATGTTAATGGCAACCATGCAACAAAATACATCTGTCTCTGCTTAGCGGGGCCATCGATTCAAGTTGGGAACTATGCGAAAACTACGGCTGCAGCAACAACGACTGATACAAAAACAGTACCAAATGTAGCCACGATTTCTGGACTGCTCACCTTAACCAACAGCGCCGCCGCATCTGCTTCGGTTGCGAACACATGGCGCTGGATGATGGGTGCTGCCGATGGCACACACGGCGGTTCGGCAGGCGCAAACTCCAAAGGTGGCATCAGCACCCTTAGTTCTTCCGCGAAGTCAGTTGACCAATCATATAACAACAATTCTGCAAGCGTTTGTTGCGCTCACTCTGATGCGGCTTCAGGGGGTACTGATGCTGCTGACACGATAGGGACGACCACATTCTCCACTGACACGTTTACCGTCACTTACACGACGAATAACACTTCGGTAGCTTCACAGATTCTTTATATCGCTTTTGGCGCGGCCGCCGCAGGCAGCGCCTCATGGTCCGAGACAACCGTTCCTAACGTGGCCTTAGCGGCAAACGTTCCGACAATCGCGCTGGGCGTCGCGCAAACCGTCGTCCCTGACGTTCAACTCGCAGCCATTGTCCCATCCGTAGATTTGGGCTGGACACAAACGACCATTCCTAACGTAACAGCGGCAGCGCTCGCTCCGACCATATCCGTCATAAGCAACATCGTCATTTCAGTCGTGCCGGACGTCCAGTTGGCGGCTCTCAAGCCGACCGTTGGCGTCGGGTTCACGCAGGTCACTGTGCCGGACGTCCTGAACTCCATATATACCCCATCTGTGGGCATTGGCGTGGCACAGACAACGGTTCCCGACGTGACCGCTGCTGCGCTGAGGCCGTCAATCGATATTGGATTTACCCAAGAGGTAGTGCCAGACGTAGTTGCCGCCGCGATAGCTCCGGTAGTCACGGTCGGATACTTTGCTGCATGGACGCAGACCGTCGTGCCTGACGTCCTCGCGGCAGCTCTCACTCCGACCGTTGACATTTCAATCACGCCTGCCGTGATCCCTGACGTAACCGCCGATGCGCTTACTCCCCAAGTCGGCATCGGGTTCACGCAGACCGTGGTTCCGGATGTTGTCGCGGCGGCCATCCCGCCAGTTGTCACGACCGAGGAGTTTGAAGGGTGGGTGCAGATGGTCGTGCCTGACGTTCTCGCCGAGGCGTGGGCGCCGTCCGTGGACATAGGCTTCGCGCAAACGACCGTTCCTAATGTAACCGCGCAGACGCTTGTCCCAAGCATTGACGTCGGAATCGTGCAGACAGTGGTTCCCGACGTAGTGGCAGCGGCTATTGCGCCAATAGTTACCATTGAAGAATTTGAAGGATGGCTGCAGACTATCGTTCCGGACGTCCTGGCAGAAGCACACCTGCCATCTGTTGCTGTGGCTACCGCACAGGTCACAGTCCCCAACGTTACCGCAGAACCGAGGCTGCCTACCGTTGGGATAGCAGTCGAACAAACGGTCGTGCCGGACGTCACCGCTGCAGCCATCGCACCTGAAGTATCGGTAGTGTTCTTCCCTGGTTGGATTCAGACCGTGGTGCCTGATGTCACAGCGACGGCCCTGGCGCCGTCAGTGGCGATCAGCCGAATACTGACCGTCGTGCCTGACGTGCAAGCTCAGGCGCTCACTCCAACGGTCGGTATCAATGTCACGCCATCATCAACTCCTGACGTGACGGCAGCGGCGATCAGACCGACTGTTGGGGTCGCACTAACGCAGCAAGTCGTTCCCAACGTCACTGCCGCCGCTATCCCTCCGCTTGTCACGGTAGTTCTCTTCGACAAATACTGGACGCAGCTATTCGTGCCGAGCGTCCTTGCTCGGGCAAACCGGCCTGCAGTCGATATAGCAGTTGAGCAGCCGACGGTTCCTGACGTGCAGGCACAAGCGTATCAGCCGAGCATTGGCATCAACGTGGAGTTGCCGACCCCACCGGACGTCATGGCGAGGGCATATCCGCCGGTCGTCACAATCCGCGAGTTTAACCCGGGCAGCGTTGTGCGGCTCGAAGGATCGGCGGAAATCGACATGGATTTAGCAGGCAGCGACAGCGCCACTTCGCTGTCAGGCACCGAGGACGATGACACAGGGCTGACCGGCAGCATAAGCGACGTCTCACTGGACAGCTCTTCACTTGATTCAGTTGGATTGGAAGGAGCGCGATAACAATGTTAGTACATCAAGACCTCTTGGATAAGGACGCGATAATTATCGGGGCGTATAAACGGCTCGTAGTGACCGTCTATACGGATGACACAAAGACCGAAGTTGACACCGGCCTCGCAGGAACCTACATCGAATGGAACCTGCAGGGCGCCCTAGGGAACGTGGTAACGAAGACGACGGACGATGGGATCACCGTTGATGATCCCGACCCTGGCGATATCACCATTGAAATTCTCGAGACTGACACCCCAGGGCTCTCGCCAGGTTACTACACGCACATCGCGGAGCTGACCAGTTCTGGCCGTAAAAGGCCTTTATTCGACGGAGACGTTTTCGTTAAAAATAATTAACTTTAAGCTACGGAAGCACGTTAGGAGAGGCGGATGGTATTTGAGGTTTACGTTGAGGATGAGGAGTGCTTAGCCACATTGGCACTTCTGGCGGATACCTGTCCTGAATACACCGCGGTAGGCGTCAACGATGCGCTTGAAGAAGCGAAGGGGATGGCGGAAACAGACGTTAAGGTCGCCTTCGGAACCGCGAAGTCGATGATTGATATTATCCCAGCCACGCCGACTACCATTTTTGACGCTCAGCTGCGTTCGATGGCTCAATGGTCATCGGCGATTGAGTGGAACACCGACACGCACTTTCCACCGCTGGAAGCACTCATGCCGTGGGCTCAGCTGAAAAACGACGGACGGATGAGCGACGCTGCGTTCGCGCGCGTGGTCAGGGCGAAGATTGGGGCAGTTGGCACTACAGGCAAGCCATACATCGCGTATCTTGCCGATGAGAAGCTTCCAGCGTTGCTCGAAATTCACCTGATGATAGCCCTTGAGGCTTGGGAGATGTTAGAGTGACCGCGTTAAAATCTGCTGCGTATGCGCTGCAAGTTGCAGTGAAGGAGAGGCTACAGGCTGCGATTCCTACATGGGTGATCTCGGAGAAGACTCCGAAGGGCAAGAAGCCACCATACATAGAGCTTTACGATGTGCAAGTCACCCAGACAATCCCGTTTATTCCGCCTACGCCGACGATTGAGAAACTGCGATTTACTATACGGGTCTTTGACGATAGCGAGAACTCAGAGAGGATCAAAGACGCGATAGATGATATTCGGGCCGCTATAACTGACACGCCTATCGTGCTCGGCGGCGGCTTTTTTAACTACCATCAGATTCACGAACGAACAATACCTAGCCAGCTCCAACGCGATAAGAAAACGTGGATGGGGCAGACTATCTTTTTGTTCAGTATTAGGCAGGCATCGTGAAAGCGAACTAAACGTTTCCCGCAGGAAACGATTGAACAAGAGGTGAAATTGAACATGGCAAACGAAATTCCCCTGATCGGGACCGATGTGCTCCTGCAAGTCCAGATAGACGGCGTTTACACAACGGTCTTCGGTCAGCGCGGATGCACGTTGAACCTCAAGATGACGACAGTTGCCGTCAACTGGAAAGGTTCAAACCGATGGACTAACAGAGTGCCAGGCGACCGTGATTGGTCTATGGACCTCACTAGCATGCACTGGCTTCAGTCAGGCGGCGTTCTTTGGGAACCGACTATCGAGTTTCTAAGAGCAACGTTTATGGACGATGACCCTGCTGCGAACCGGATTAAGCTTGCGATGGTATTCCCTGGCGGCTATATGGCCTACGGCTACGGCTACATGGAAACTGGCACGCTTGATTATCAGGTAGGCACAGAAGGCACACTTAAAGGAACGTTTACCGCTGACGGCGCACTTGCCTTCGCGTAAACTCGGAGGGAGATCATGGCGCTTACGCCGACAACCCTCACAAATGCCGGAATAGCCGAGACGGCAACGATGGCCGCCGCCAGCTCGTGCGGCGACAAGTTCAAGGCGCTCTCAAACCGCGATTATGTCAGAGTCACCAATGCAGCGGCGGCTACGAGAACAGTAACGATCCCTAACCAGCAGGGCGGCAGCGATATCGTCGTGACTCTTGACACTCTAGCGAATGCCCCAGCTAACGACAAGATGATCGCTTTTCCGGCGATTGACGAGTTTATTGACGAAGATGGATATGTGAACATAACCTACTCAGCGGTGACTAGCGTCACGGTAGGCGTGTTTAGAATACCCTAAAGGAGGCGAGAATGACAGACCAAACAATAGTTCCAACGCCGATTATAGCGACCGGTATAGCGCGAGAGACGTATATAGCGCAGCCAACGCAGGCGACGGTTCTCTACACGCCGAAGGGGAATAAGAATATTATCACCATCGGCAGCTCGAGCGGCACCGTTACTGTGACGGTTCAGGCGGTATCACCCTGCAACATGCCGCTGGCGTGCTACCAAGGCTCAGGCGCAGGTAAGCCCAACGACCACGGCTTGCACAACTTCGTAATGAGTGTGACAAGCAGTGGAAGCTACGTTGAAGAAGACTTTGTGATCCCCTACATCGACCACTACGTTGATCCCACAACTGGCCAGATCACGCTAGCTTGTGATTCAGGGATGACAACGAACGGAAAGATAGGCATTTTCGAGATGCCATAGGTGAAAAAATGGAACGAAAGGCAGGAGTCGGAGATAAGGGACTCAGGAAAGTCAAGGAGATAAAAGGAGGAGAAATTGTGAACGAGGCAGGATCGAATCAGCCGGTTTATGACAAGCCGAAGAACAAACCTGAAGAGACTCAGATAGGGGCGGGATCAGACTTGTCGGTCCCCGTTGAATTTAAGACAGGCGTCCGGCGAATCGACTTTCAGATGAAGGCAATAGAAGCAATAGAAACGCATTACCCGAACCCGAATACAGGCAACCCAACAACACCGATATCCGTTATACTCCGATGGCAGCAAGCAGGCTTCGGCATGTCGTGGTCGCAAGTCAAGGTCTTCCTATGGGCTGGGATGCTCTGGGAGACACCTAACATGCGACTCGAAGAGCTGGACGATATGATGGATATGAGCAAGATCAAGAGCTATTCTGACCTCATTGACAAAGCCCTGCAACTCTCGTTCGGAATCACAGATGAGGAAATAGCCGCAGCTAAGAAAGCAATAGCCGAGCAGAACGAACAGGCAGCGAAAGCGGCTGCGGAAAAAAATGGACCCTCGATTGGGGGAAGTTAAAAAAAGCAGCTTACGGCCCGTTACGGTTGCGCCCACACGAATTTTGGGCCTATCACTTGGTTGAGCTCAATGAAATGATGGCCGCTCACGTAGCTTATGAAGAGCACTTTGCAGATGTTATTGCATTTGGCGTCAATTACGGATTCAGTGGCAAGAAACCCCGACAAACTCGTCGCAATGTAGCCGCAGAGCACGCCGACCTCACACGTCTCCGCCAGATGATGAATGAGGAGATACCTGGGGAGCCGGTGATGCTCACCAAAGAAGTAGTTGAAACCGTCTTTGCGAAGGACATAATCGGAGCCACCAAGCTTGACATAACGCCGCCGCCGACAGCGCCGGAAGAAGATTTGGAAGCTGATAAGACTTATTTGCTCGCGTTAGACAAAGCGATCAAGACACGCGCAGCAAATAGGGAGAATTAGGATGGCGGGAGTAGCCCCGATAATTGTCAATATATTGGGTGAAAGCACCGAGTTAGACGCATCTCTCGCAAGTGCAGGAGCGTCTATAAAAGCGTTCGGTGCTTCAGCGACGCTTTCTTTCGCAGGCGTAGGGGCTGCTATAACAAGCGCGGGGGCGTCTATAAAAGCGTTCGGCGCAGAAATGACTGCCGCTGGCGTCGGCATGTCGCTGCTCATTACAGCACCCATCGTCGCGTTCGGTGCTGCTGCGTTACTTGCTGCCAATAATGTTCAAAAAGCGTATGCGATCATCATCGCGGGAACTGGCGCAACCGGCGATAAACTCTCCGGCTTGGAGAAGCAGTTTGACACGTTGGCTGCAAATGTGCCGAACAGCTTTACCGACACTGCCACTGTTTTAACGACCGTCAACAACAAACTGGCCGAGGGCGGTTACGCCATCGCTGCGATATCGAAGAGCATCCTTGATGTCTCAAGAATGACCGGCGAGAGCGCATCATCCCTCGCCTCTGATTTTACGGCAGCGATTACACAATGGGGGGTTAGTGCTTCAGCGACGAAGGGCTTCATGGATGAGGTATATACTGCAGCACAAGCCGCGCGGGTCCCGGTCACCACTATGCTGACTGAACTGGATACGTATGGCCCAGTCATAAAGAACGCGGGGCTCTCACTTCAAGAAGCGATCCCGATACTTGCTGATATTGAATCGAAAGGCGAGGACGCCACGCGCACATTTCAGGGGATGGCATACGGCTGGGCAAACGTCGCAAAGATGATTGCAAGCCCGTCAAAGGCAACCCAGGGCGCGATTGATGATATTACTAAATCAGCGAAAGATGCTGGTATTCAGCTGACGAGCACCGGCAACGACATGCAAGCCGTATTCTACGGCATAAAAGCGGGGATAATAAGCGACGCGGACGCCGCCAACATATTCGGCTCACGATTTGCCTCAAATATTACCGGGATCATCAAAGACGGCGGCATAACTGCTACTCAATTCGTTCAGCTGATGCAGGGTATGGGGATTAGCATCGATGATGTTGGAAAACGAACGATCACCTTTGCCCAAGCCCTCGACGAGATGAAAAATGAGCTTGAAATTGCGATATCCCCTATCGGCTTCCAGATGCTTACCGCCTTCCAACAGCTGATGCCCGTCATATCCGGTGCCATCACCCTTTTTGGTGATCTCGCAGGAGCGTTTGGTGCGCTTCCGACGCCGGTTGCTGACGTGATTTTCGCAATAGTCGGCATCGCTGCCGCAATAGGGCCGACGCTTGTGCTCGTCGGGGGGCTTGTCTCAGCATTTGGGACTATCGTTACTGCCGTCGGGTCGCTTGTCACCGCTATTCCGACTCTTATAGCCATTTTCGTTTTGCTTGCTCCGGTGCTCGTCATCGCAACGGTAGCCGTTGCTGCGTTAACCGCCGTTATCGCGCCTCTGGCCGCCGCGCTTGTTCTTGCCTACGACAGCTCTGCAAAGTTTCGGGGTGCTCTTAGCGACTTAGAAGGCGCTCTTGGAACTGCGGCAGGCGCGTTCGACACATTAGGAAGCCACATCTCCACCGGACTGAGTTATATAATGAGTGGAAACTACAAGGCCGGATTCGCTGCTTTTACGACGGGCTTCACGGATATGTGGAGCACCATAACTGAGATCAACTGGCTTGGTCTTGGCGAGAACCTTGTCACTCAGATCGCATCGGGCATTTCCACTAATATGCCGAAGGTCGTGGCGGCCCTACAGGATTTCGTCACCGGCGCTGACAAAACGTGGAACACAGTCTCAAAGGATTTCACTACATGGGTCAGTAGCGTTAACTGGACTGCTGACGCCAAAAAGATACCTGCAGCGATCATCCTAGGCCTTCAAGACCTTCAAAAGGATTTAACGCCTATCTGGAACACGATAGAAACAAGCTTTACGACTTGGGAAAATAGCGTTCCCTGGGCCACGCTTGCTTCCCAGATCCCAACTGATATTTCTAACGCTATAAAACTGTCAATGGCCACGATTGGCCCCGTATGGGACTATATTCAGATTAGTCTCATGAACTGGATTCAAGGGGTCGATTGGACTAGCATCGGAAACCAGCTTGGCGTCAGTCTTAGATATGCAATACAAGTCGCGCTTACTTCGCTCGTTGGCGGTTTAAGCGATCTCATCCCAACTGCTCTTATCACGAAGGGTCAGCCAAATCTCGTCGGTGTGGGCATCACCGCAGCCCAGAACTTCATTAGCGGTTTCCAAAGCGGACTCGGCGATCTATGGAAGCTCATAATGGATTCGCTTGACCCGCTCGCGGGTAAGCTTGCTGATTATATGGAACACGATGTAGATTGGGCGGGTATTGGAAACGCCATCGGCTCCATCTTAGGATCAATGATTGCGACGGTCATGGGTGTGGATGTTGGTGGAGCGCTCGGCGGCGGCAGTGGGGGACCAACAGCATTTCAACAAGAGAGCGCAGCTCAGGCGGGTGCCGAAGCAACAGGCGCAGGTCCAACCGGCACTGAGACGAGCGGCTGGAGTAAACTACAAACAGCTGGACAAGACGCAGGCGACGCCCTTGTGACGGGCTTTGTAAAAGGCGCTCAGGACGCTATGGCGAACATCAATTGGGGCGACATTATCAAAAACGCGATACTCGGTTCGATACAAGGCGGCGGCAGCGGCGGCGCAGGCAACCCCGCCGCGACTCCTAATCCTGCCGAGACTGGTCAACCAGGACTTGCCAAAGATGCGTTTAACTGGCTAATGGCAGAACCGGGTAACATTGCCAGCGGATTAACGGGGCCTGGTGGCTTTTTTGACTTATCCGGACTGCCAAGTTTGGGGGACATAGGCGGCACATTGTTTGGTAAGGGGGGTGCTTTTGACTTATCTGGACTGCCAAGCATACCAGGCTTAGGCAAGTTTGGCGCGGGGTTATCCCAGGAAGGCAATAACGTCGTGAGTGGGTGGGGCGGCGTCTTGGGGGGTTTGGAGAACCCAGGCGGCATAGGTAATGGTCCCATGCCGGGGGTGATCGACCTTCCACAAAAAATAATGGGGGGCATTAATGCTCTAGGAAAAGTTGATTTCGGCAAATTAACAAAAGGCGGAATCTTCGACCTCGATAGTGGCCCCTTAGCGCCTCTCGCTAAAGCGGATTACGGGACTGAATTTGGAAAACTCACAAAAGGCGGCATCTTCGATCTGGATAACGGCCCCTTGGCGCCCCTCGCTAAAACCAACTGGGGCGCAATTCCTAGCCAGGTATCGGGTGCGTTGAGCTCGGCGGGTGCCACTGTAACCGGCGCAGCAAAGTCAATATGGGACTTCATAACAGGCGCTCCGAAAGAGATTTGGACGTGGATAACCGGCACAGCCCATGACATCTGGACGTATATCACAGGCGCAGCTCACGACATCTGGAGCTACATAACAGGTGGGGCTCACGACATCTGGAGCTACATCACAGGGGGAGCTCGGGATATCTGGACATATATCACCGGAGGAGCGCGTGACATTTGGTCGTATATCACAGGAGGCGCCAGGGACATTTGGACGTACATCACCGGCGCAGCTAGGGACATTTGGACGTACATCACAGGCGGCGCGCATGATATCTGGAGCTACATAACGGGCGGCGCTCATGATATATGGGCGACTTACATCACCGGTGGCGCTAAAGACCTTTGGCACGACTTTGTTTCAGGTTGGCCGGTAAGTATCCTAAGCCTAATCACCGGCGCGAATATCACACAGTTTATCACGGGGTCAATACCCTCCGCCTCCACACCAGTCGACCAGCCTCAGCAAGGAGCCGCCGGAACTCCGAATACGATGCTTAGCACGGGACCTGGAGCCATGCCATGGCCAGGGCCGGCGACAACGCCGATGCCTGCACAGACCGGGGCAATATTCAATGCGCGCTCGGGCGGCGTTCACGCCTTGCTTGCCGAAGCGGGTGAGGCTGAGATGGTCGTTCCGCAAAACCGTTGGGGGGAATCATGGACGCACCTGATTCAGACGTTGCCTCACTTTGGCGCAGGGGCAATAGTAGGAAACGTAAGGATGCCGTCCTTACCGCAATTCGATACGGGTATATTGTCGGGTATAAGCGATCAGATTATGTCTTTGGTTCAAAACGCCACCTCACAGAACGGTCCGACATATCAGGTAAATGCAACGATTGACGCGGAAGCGATCAAGCGCGAAATCATGCAGGCGATCCTTGAGCTTGAGCAATTCCATCACCTTGGAAATTCGGGGTATTAAAATGACGGAAGTATGGATACTCAAAACAGCAGACGGTGAAGAATACAACTTTAAGGTTGTGCCAGATAACGATGACCCGTTCACCTACGATTCAGTATATAACCTCATGAGTGGTGCGACCGGTCATCACGGAACAGCGATAACTCTCACTTCTGACCCCATTCCAGGCATCTCCGGCGCTGAGCTCCGCGATGAGCAGCGAGGCACGCGAGTCGTATACATGCCGCTTTTTATAAGGGCCAAGACGCCTGCTGAGTTTCATTATTACTTCACCAAGCTGAGGAAGTCAATCATTCAGATGACGGATCACCAGCTTTGGGTGACGAATGAAGAGGGAGCAACCAGGGTTCTTTATTGCAGGTATCAAAAGGGCTTCGACACAGCCGCCGATGACGATAAAAGTGGCCTTAACTGGAAGTTTATGGGGCTCTACGTCGAGGCGATGGACCCGTTCTTCTACGATCCACCAGGCTCGGAGATTAGCCGTATCTATTCCCCCGACCCTTGGAGTGAAGATTTTCTTACGTTCACCGTCAACGCTGCAATCACGGCAGACGCAGCGATTGGCGATACGCGAATCAAGGTTCAAAACACGACGAACTTCGTTGAGGGTAAGGCTATCGACATTCTTGGCACGAAAATCTTGACGAGCGACGACATCGTATATAGCGATGAATTTAGACTTGCGATGAAGCAACGCGCCGAGGGCATAAAGCTTGGCACGATCCCTCCATCTCCGGCAGATACTGTCGTTAACATCGCAACCGACAACGCGAATCCACAAGTCGGCCAGATGTTCCACATAACCGGAACAGTTGCTACGGACGCCGGCAAACCAGTGACGGGGCAAACGCTCTTGCTCTATGCCACCGGCGGGATCAAAACACGATGGAACGTGAGCACCTATACAGGAAACGGCAAATATTCTTTTACTATCGTTCCCGACGCGCAGGGCGCCTACACGTTCCAGGTGCGGCTCCTCGCCGATGAGATCAACTACCACACGTCTTGGTCAAACATCCTCACCGTAAACACGGGGATATCAGGACTCAATACCCAAACGTCGTTAACGCTGCAGGCCTCAGCAACCTATCCTCCGGCGAATACGAATTTCACCTTATCTGGCACTCTGTTGGTCGGCACGTCCGGCCTGGCAAACCAAAAGATCACGCTGTATAAAAAGTCACCAACTGGAAAAGTTGCAGTATCGACTACCACTACAAACAAGAGTGGGAATTATGCGTTCACGCGAAAAGAACCCGCTGGCTGGGTTGATTACGAGGCTGATTTTGCTGGATTCACGTCTATAACCTACGAGGCTAACGCCATCACCACTGCAATAGAGTCTATCTCATCCGTCACGCAGATCATTAATCAAACTCAGTCAGCCAACGTGACCGGAAGCGGCAACGTCATAAACTTCGCACCCCAGATCGCTATAAACACGATCATAAATAACATTGATCGGGTTATAGATAACATTGGTCAAGCTATCCTCGACAGGCTCAACGGAAAAAGAGTCGTTACCCTTTATAATCCTTCATCCGCCACACTCGCCGTCAATATTGGCGATTTGAATTATCCGATTAATTATTGGGCTGCTCTACCGCCGAGCATGATCGGCGACGGCGAGATTCAATACTTTGGCTATCACAGTTATAACGGAATAATCTGCATCGCTGAAGCCTCCTCAGACAACTATGCCACGGAGCTCGGCATCATAAAGAACACCGACGGCACCGGCAACGGCCTCAATGCGGCGATTGATATCTCGGTCGTGACTGACAACGTTAAGGACGGAAGCGGCAACGTCTATCCGCTTTCGCATTGGTCAACATGGCTTGCCTCTCTCTACACTGCCGGATGGCGCCTCTTTTGTGGCGTCAACTCGACCGGACGGTCTGGTGATCCGGCGTATATCGCAGCCCTCGGCAGCGGCGCCAAATACGTGAACTTCAGCTCAACCCCGCGCTCCGGAACAACGGCAAACCCTGATACTTATGGGGCTAACGTGGATCATAACAGCTTCCAGCTGTTCCGCTCGGCAGGGGTTCCGTATATTCAGGCGTGGACAATAGCGGCATACCTCTCAAGTCCGAGCATCAAGAGCGGCGTAATGGCCGGCATCTGGGCTGACGATGACCAGGGGATCAATGAGGTTCTTACCAATGAGGATGCCGGCGACTGCCCTGATTATCGGTGCCTCCTTGATTGGAGTTATATAAATCAGGTTGGGATGACGAACTTCGTCGCGTGGTTCCATCCAAAATACAATGCGGTAACTGCCCGGGACCTTGAAGGCGAGCAGGTCACACTCTATGAGTCGCTGGGCTTCCCTGCGATCCTTACCAAGCTTCGGACCGCATACGCGGCGATAGCGACGCCGGCGTGGCATGAGCCAACCCAGAAGGCCGTTCGCTTGACCTACTCTTACACCGACGTACCGATGATCTTCAGCGGCGCGCTGACCAAGCTCACGTCTGGCGCCCCCATCGCCGGTGGCACCATCACCCTCCAGGAGCTCGTAGGCGCCACTTGGACGGACAGCGGCACAGATGTAACTGCCGCTGACGGTTCGTATTCTATCGAGTATCTAGGCGCCACTGGCCAGCACCAACTACGGGTCAAGTTTGCTGAGCAGACGATTTCAGGCACTACATATATGCAGATGATCGTGCCGACGCCTGACGGCATCTCGGTATTTAAGGAAATCCTCATTTACTACGAGGCGGTTCAGGAGACAAATCAGATCAAAACGGTTGTAAACGGCACGATTCTTGAGCTCGTAAACCCGACCGTGAATAACTACCTCGCGGCAAACGAGTGCTACGTTGCCGAATATGACCTTGAGGACAGCTTTTTAACACCTGACGAAGGGACTCCACGAACGCTCAATGACAACTGCAATATCGTTATCTTCTGGATGCGTGGCTGCCCTCCGTGTTACACGGCCAAAGAGCAGCTCAAGGAGCTCCAAGCCACTTACAACAACATTGCCCTTACATTCGTCGAGATTCAGGACGCAGGTCCGAGCGATGAAGGTGACGAGCATAGCATAGGGATGACCGCTGCCAAGATGCTGTACCCAGAGGCATATGCGTTTCATTGCGCATGTGGGCCGCCTGTTCCACCTCCTTACGGCGCCATTGACGCTCTAAAAGGTGGCATGCCTGCCACGATTGCCATCTACCGTGATGGCCTTTACGTGCAGGCCTTTTGTGGCGTCCACACCACGGGGGTTGATCCCGTTTCGAGCGACGTTCTCGCTGATACGTGCGGCCCGAAGCTATATTGGCGAGTTAGCGCCAGTTCAATCGGCTTGCAGGAGGTCATCGTCAACAATGGCGAGATAACGACCTATCCGATATGGACTATTGCAGGCCCAGGAACGACGCCAACAATTACCAACGTCACGACCGGCGAATGCTTTGAGCTCGATCATGAACTCATTGAAGGTGAAGCCGTGGTTATCGACTCTACAGACTTCGCGCACACTGTAGCCGGAACGAAACAGGAGAACTACACCGGCGCCGGCTACATGAAGTCAACGATCTGTCCAACGTGCCAGGGCAAAGGCGTCATCGCTGCATCGTGCGTGAACTGCGGGGGCCTGCAAGTTTGCCCGACCTGTCACGGTTCCGGAGTTATCAGCGTGTGGGTTCCGGCTTCGACCGGCACGACGCTCGACCCGAGTGGGATGTATAATCTCCGCTTTGAGATCGACGAGGACAACGATGATTTCTGGGGCTTCGCACCCAACGCGAATGTGATTCAAGTTGAGCTGGGCAACACGAAATATGGCGCGAGCGTTGTGAATATGCAAACCATCCAGAGGTATGACGGGATATAATGCCAGGCAGTCCGCTAATCGAGGCAGAGCATAAGATCGTCCTGCGAAACTCAGACCTGCAGGATGTCCGTGAGATACGGCGATTCATGCAATGGCAGCATACGTTGAAGCTGAACGATGTGAGCAGCTGGCAGCTTGATATGCACACCTCTGATTTCGAGAGCTATGGTATTAATCCTTCAATGGGGATCAAGCTCTACCGCGATGACGTGCTAATCTTCGATGGCCCCATTATGCCGAAAGGCATTACGCAACTAATGACGTCCGGTATTGAGACAACGCGCATCATCGGCGGCTGCGACAATATGTATCTCATGAGCCGCATCTGCTATCCGGTCGTCACCGGCGCAATATTTGATGCTGTGGCAGGAACGTGGAAGTTCGGCGTGCTTCGTTCTCCTATCGGTATCTCTTCAGCCGTCACGAAAGGCTGCGACGCTGGCATGGAGTTTGATATCCCACTGGTAGTCGATAACGCGGAGAGCTTTCTTGGAGGATCGACAGTCGCGTTCGTAATGAGCGACGGCACCAGGATTGACAACTGGAATCAAGTCATGGGTTCGACCCCTGACGAGCCTGACCACGTTTACAATTCCGCTCCGCTCGTCCTAGCCGGCGTCGATCTCAGCACGAACACACTCACTATTTCGGTCCCGCAGCAATATCCTGCACTCCTCACCACACACTCGTTTCCAGCTGGCTCTATGGTCTATCAGACAAGTGGCGATGTGCTGGTGGATGACCCACTCTACGTTGGCTATGACACGCGAACCGGTGTGGCCGACTCGGTTGCTAAGGAGCTTGTTTATTTCAACGCGGCGAACGGTGCCTGCTCCGATGATTTCAGCACGCGAGCGTGGAAGCATCTCGCAGTGGCAATTCCGAACTCGCAGGGAACCCTGGTCACGTCGAACGCACGCGGCGAAAGCCTCCTCACACAGGTTCAAAACGTGTGCCTGAGTGGCGGCGTAAACTTCAAGACCACGCAAATTGGCGACCAGCTCATCTTCGACACGTTTCTGGGCAACAATCTAACGCAAAACAAGAACCTTGTATTCAGCTATGCGCGAGGCAACCTTACCGACTATTCCTATTCCTACGGAGCTCCAACGGCAAACGTCGTGTGGGGGGTGGGGCCACAATCTGGCGTTGACAAGCTAATGCTGCCAAGCGGTGACGTGCAGTCAATCGGCGATTATGGCCGCTGGGAATCGTGGATATCATCTTCGAGCGCCAAGGCAGGCACCTCGGCGGCTGAAGTAGCGGCGAACATGGTTCAGACGAACAACGCTGCGCTGGCGGCGTCACTCGTTAATTGTAACCTGACGATGACTATTCAGGAGACGGATCAGGTGCGGTACCTGCGCGACTTTAACATTGGCGATAAGGTGCGCGTGATGATCGGGAGACAGCCAGTGGATGAGATAATCACGACTATTACCTACACGATTCCGACTTCAGCTAAAGGAGCCGGCTCAGGATCAACGCTCACGGCTGCCCTTTCCAAGCAGGAGACAACCGCTATGAAGCAAGCTAAAGCTGTTCAAAAGACTGTGCGAACGTTGGTGATGCAATAATGGGAATGTACGACGGTGACAATTACCCTGGAACGGTTCAGGAGAATCTAATCCTACATCGGGACAACCTGTATGCGCTTCAGCAGCAGATTAACCAGCAGTCAAGCAAGACCGGCACAGCAGGGCTTGAAGAGCGAATCGCCAACCTTGAGAGCTGGCAGGCCGACATTGACTATTGGGTTGCTCACGTCGATATCGGAGCGCGGTATTTCGTGTTTGTTACTGGCACCAACTCGGCTGTTTACATGAAATATTATTACAACGGGTGGAGCGGCTGGGTAAATCTCGGAGGCGCCTTCACCGCTGCTCCAAATTGGAGCGTTGGCTGGGGGCCGGTTATTGACGTATGGTGCCGAGGGGAGAGTCCTGGCTACAATATGTGGCATACGCAGATCGGCATGAACTTCGAGTTTGCGCCATACTATGCCACCTTATCAGGGCATTGGGAAGACCTCGGCGGCTCTATGGGAGATTAGATGGGAAAACGATTCGTCGCGCACTTCGGGAGCTTAGACAACATAAGTCAGCTCGCCTCAATGGGCTTCACCGAGCTCGGCTATGTGGTGCAGTTTGACGGATCATCGACCTACGCGAATATAGCTGCGGCGATTCATAACGCCGGCGTACCCACAGCGACGATCAACCTTTTCAATGATGGCTCTTCGGCGCCATGTCAGATCGGCGCAGCCGGCGGTCAATATGCCGGTTACTTTGGAGCTCTCGCAAGTGCAGGCTGGAACTGCATCGCCGGTGAAGGGTGCGGCGGCTCAGTCGTTGGGACTGCGATGAA